TGCTTGTGGTTTAAGTTTTCTTTTGGCCTCTTTCCTAGAGTGGTGTTGCCAGTTCGGGATAGAATTGCTCAATGTCCTCCCTCCAAAATTGTTTAATATTCTCTATTAGTCTATCAGATTTATTTAGTTTATTGGTCTCATCAGTTGACAGTTTTTTGTATGGCACATCTCTTACAGTAAAAGGAAAGTTTAATACATCACTTATCCATTCTTCAAACTCATCTTTAAATCCATTTTCAAATTTCCAAATATAAGTATCCTCTGTTATAAAATCTGATAGTGGTCTAAACCAATTAACTGCTTGAGTTAAAGGAAAATTTTTAAGCATCATGGAAAACATGATAGGATCTTCCATAGCCTCTTGTATATCATTACCATACATTCTTTTTAAAAATATAGAGCAGGAAAAAAATCTATCAATTGGATTTCTTATAATCGCAATATTAGTAATTCCTTTTATATCAAGATATTTTTCATACAGATCTCGATGCAAATGAAGTCTTTCTACACCTTCAATTTCATCTGAAAGATCATTCTCTAATTTAAAATTATTATCTTCTATAACAGATTCAACAAATCTCCCTGCAGTTCTAGGAATGTGAATAAAATGAAATCTCTTTTCATCTTGTCTATAAACTGGCATATTAAGGTGTAATTCTAGAGAATCCCTTAACTTTCTCAAACTTCAAAACATTATCAAATCTATCTTCCATACCATTTTTATGTGATATCACAAATACGTTTGCATCTTGTATGACATACTTAATTATTTTTAAAAACTCAAATGTTCCAGATCCATCTAATGAACTATCAAATATCTCGTCCATGATTAAAAGGTTTGTATTAACTGAGTTCTTCATTCTTGCTACTTCTCTCCATGTAAAGAGGAGTGCTAAATCTATTCTCATCTTCTCTCCCTCGCTGAAAGAAGAATATGAAAAATCTTCGTGAATAGGGGACTGTACGGTTTCGCTAAATTCTTCGTCAAGAGTAAAACTGATATAGAAATCCATCATCTGGAGATAACGGTTAACTTGTTGATTTATCAGAGGTAGATACTTCTTGATAATACCAGATTTAACTCCACCGTCTTTAAGTAAACCATACGAATAATCGTAATAGTTTGTCGTGTCCTTCTTGTTAGATACTTCGGTGTATGTAGTTTTTAGATTTTCTTTAAAGGTTGCTAACTTCTCATGTTCAGTATTTCTATTCGCAAGTTGTTCGGTAATAGTTTGAACTTCTGATTCAAGATCTCGGATCTGTCGTTGACAGCCAGAAATTTTAGTATTGTTTTTAGAAATGCCATGTGTTAGTTTAGTAATCTCCTTAGATAATTGAGTAAAGTGACGCTCTCTGTTCTCTTCGTTTTTGATTGCTTTTTCTAGTTTTTTATAACCAGATTGCAATTCCTTTGCTTTAGTTTGAGCATCGTTGATTTTATTTATTCTGAATTCTTCCTTAATTGGTTGAGTGCAGGTAGGGCACACAGTGTTGTCTGAGAAGAATTTATGTTCTTTAGTAATCGTAGATACCTTATTAGAAATTTTACCTTTCAACCCACCTAAGTCACGAAGTTTTTCAGTAGCACCTGTTACCTCTTCTTGTTCTTTTGTCAGTTTATCAACTTGTTTTTGTGTCAACACATTCTCTTTTACATACTCATCAGACTCTTCAAGAAGTGTATTGATTTTTACTTTTCTTTCATCTATATTCTTGTGACTTCGATTCTCTAATTCTTCTATAAAATTTTCTTGCATCTTTAATTTATCATTCAAAGATTCTTTCTTGAGTTGTAAAACTTTTAATTCTTCTTTTACTGATCTAATTTTTTCTTTGATTAAATTACTCATTGAAGAAAATATTTTAATATCCAACAAGTCTTCAATCACTTCTCTTCTATGATTTGAACTTAGCTGCATAAATGGTATGAATGAACTTGATCCTAAGATAACAATCTGAGTAAAAGACTTATAGTTCATCTTGATAACATTTTGTTCTAACCATTTTTGTTGATCATTTGCAGCAGAGAATTGATCAAGAACATTACCATTTCTATAGATCTCAAATATATTAGGTTTAATTCCTCTTATTACTTTCCATTGAGTTTCATTGATAGAAAATTCTACCTCAACCCTACCATCTTTTTCATTAGTAGAATTTAATAATTGAAGTTTATTAATTTTACGGAACGGTTTACCGAACAAAGAAAAAGTTAAGGCATCGAGAACCGTACTCTTACCCGAACCATTTGCACCTATTATTAATGTAGTAGAAGTATCTGTTAAGTTTACTTCAGTAAAATGATTACCTGTCGAAAGAATATTCTTCCAACGAATCTTTTCAAATAAAATCATGAGTGTCTTTTGGTGGGATCACCATATCATTAGGTGTGATTATAGAGTATTTGTAATTGTGAATGTCACATGTTCTGAGTATGAGTTCATCTTCAACCTCCATAACATTCATTTCGGGAGCTCCTGTGCTCTCTAATAACAGAGAGTATCGAGTTGCATCATCTTCTTCTTGAAAGATGTAGATAATGCGATCTCCTACATCGTCATATACAGTATATGCACCTTTTTCTTCTTGTCCGGCAACAGTGATAATATACATTATATCATCTCACATGCCTCTCTGTAAACCTCATCTAACATTTTTTTAACAACTGATTTATCAAGACTTATATCAGACTCATCAATATATTTGTTAAGAATAGACATGGTATCTTCAGATTCAAACGCAGTCGAATCTTCTTTATCAAACCAGCCAGCAAAATCAAAATTCTCTACAACCTTTAATTCTGCCACATTTGAAGCATATAATTTATCAATAAACTTTTCAAATTTCTTGGTGCTAGTTTTTTTACGAACAACAACTTTTACAATTTTATCTTTATATGGTCGAGTATCAAATGTTTGATGGTCATTATCATTATAATAAATTCTGTAAAACATTCTATATGGATTGATTACTGGAACATGCTCTAATGTTTCAGTATCAAAAATATTAAATCCTCTTACATCTTCTATATCTGTCCAGTATATTTCATATGGGTTTCCGAGATAGAATATATTTCCATTGTCTGATTTAGTATGATAGTGTCCAGAAAAAACTCTTTCAAATTTATTAAAAACATCACCATCTATACCATGATCCATAGTAATTTGTTGATTTACACGGAATCCATTTAACTCTAAATGACCCATACAAACTTTACTTTGTGACTTCTTAATCTTGTCAAAAGTCTCATCTTTATTTTCTTTACATATCCAAGGTACAAGAAGAACATCTAAGTTATCTACTTTGATTTCTGTAGGATCTGAATATACTTTTACATTATCATATTCCCTTAACAATAAATCAACAGCATTGATATCATTCGTGTTTTTATAATATGCTGTATGATTTCCAACTATGGTGTGAACTTCACATCCCATTTTTGCAAGACGATCATAGTAATTATCTTTTGACCATGCAAGAGCAGCAAAGTCAATACCTTTACGGCTATCAAAAGTATCTCCCATATCAATAATAGTTTTAATACCTTCCTCTTCTATAGTCGGAAAGAAAATATCATTATAAAATTTCAAGAAGTAATCATGAAATAGTTCTGAATTTTTACGACACCCAAAGTGTTGATCAGTAATAATTGCTATCTTCATTTGTTTACCTCAAAATTTCCTGATAAAGTTATTCTTGAACTATCTGCTTTATGTTCTTCAACATGATGATTTAAATATGCAGGAAAAGCAACAAAAGTACCTTCTTTTGGAGTTATTTTATATCCACTATCAGTAAACACAAATTTAGCATGATCATCCTCACATTTTAAAAAATAAGCAAAACTAAAAGCACTTGGTTTATGATTATGCACCTGTGCACCATCACCTTTTTCATACAGGTTTGCCCAAAAATTAACAGATTTTAACCATGATCTAGTACCATCAGACACCGCACCAGGCCTATAATGTCTTTCTATTTCTTCTCTAATATATGCTTTTACATTTCTAAATTTAATATTATTTGGTTCCCAATCCCATACTGTATGTAGAGTTGCTTTAACATTACTATTATTTTGTGGTATGCAGGGTGCTCCCGCAGTCAACAATCTAATCACTTCTTTTTTCAAAGAATCATGAAATTGATAAGTGTCCACAAGAATATCTGCTTTATGTACAACAGAAATTACTTTCATTAATTACGTGTTTTAGAATGTATAGCGTCTTTAATCTGATTATAATCGGAAAAATTAGATCCGTCAATGGTATTGTTGTCATCAAATACTTCACTAAATCCAGATCGTTCAATAATTTTATTTTTAATTTCTAGTTGTCTTTTCTCTCTTTGTATTCTGCGGAGAAACGCATAATGTATAATCTGCGTAAAGTAAGCAAAAGGATTTTTGGATTTCTCAGGATCAAAGTTATGTATGTATTGAACGCAATTTTCGATTCCATCAGATATCATATCCTCCTTAAACATATAATTGACAAAGTTTGGTTTAAATGATAAGTGGTTTGCGATTTTTAAAAAACAATCACCAATATATCTTGGAATAACTGGTTTCGGTTTGTCTTGGATTTTGGCAATCTCGATATCCTCTCGATACTTAATTAAAGCAGCAAGAAACTCTTTATTATTAACATAGTGTTCAGACCTCTTTCTTTTAGCCATTCCGCGACCTACCGGCATAATTTTAATCTTTATTATGTAGATAGTATAACATTTATACCGTCACTTGACAAGTTCTAGAAAACCTATTACAATAACCTTTGTGGAGGTTTAAGGGAATTAGCTAGACTTATTCTCTGGACTATCTAACTTAAATAGTTTCTCCAGTATCTCTTTGGTGTCACTTACATTTCCTAGATATCCCATTTCTCTACTTAATTTTGAGTTTCCTCCCATTGGCATCTCTCCAGCACTATCTCTAACAAAGTTTTGATGCATCATAATCATTTCAATATCATTTGATTCTGAAAGTGTAAGGATATTATCCATATTAATAATAAACATATCTTCTTTGGTCGTCTTTAACCATGGTTCAACTTTATATCCTGCAAGACCATTTTTTGTTCTGATTTCTGAAACGAGAACTGGATGATGAATTACAAGCATAGTTCTATCTTTCTCTTCTGAGGCAGCGACTTTCGCAAATACTTCTTCACCGTTTTTAAATTTTAATGTTGCGTAGAAATCGTCTTCCATGTTACCTCTTTAGTTGTATTGAGATTATCTCATAATTGAAATTCTCTTCGTTATAAATTTTAATTCTTTCAATAAAATGATTTAAGGTATAGTTTCTCCTTGACTTGTGTGTGCAGTCATCAGCGATGTCATAGAGTATCGCTTTAACTTTGTTTGCTCCTTTTCTAAGCACTCTCCCGATGGACTGGAGATTTCGTATACGCGACTTGGAGGGAGAAGCGAAAATGATATTATGAAGATTACGAATATTGATACCAGTAGAGAAAGTTCCGTAGGAGGCCACAATAATCGCATTTTTTTCATTCTCTGTAATTTCACGAATTTGTTCTCTACTTTCAGCGTCAACACCACCATGAACAAAAAAGACTTTCTGATTGTCTTTCTTATCTTTATTTATTAGATCGTATAAGACTGCTCCATGTGCTTCAACTCGACTGTATAATATAAGACTATTTCCTTTTAAATCAAGAGCAAGATTTCTTATAAATTTATTTCTTTGTTCGTGTGTGATTAGATATTCAATTTCATCATTATACACTTCAAATTT